GAAGTGAACGGTGATGGTTTGACGAAAAACGTCTGCTCATGGGCGCCCATGGCGCTCTCAATGTCTTGCTGGTCCGCTAGACCCTGCCACCGCGGTTGCCAGTATCCGGAGCGGATCCATGCCCACTCGATGCGGTAGTGTCCGGTCCCGAGCTTGATGATCTCGGCGTCGACGCCGTAGATGAACTCGATCTCGTCGTACCCGTCAGATCCGTCAGGACGTCGAAGCTTGAACTTGACGACTGGAGGATCGAACAACGCGTTGTTGTCTTCCGGGTCCTTGAACTTGATCTCGGACGACTCGCGCCCACCAACGAAGGCTGTTCTGCTTTCAGTCATGTCCGATCCGAAGGTGACGTCGAGGATCACGGCTCGGCGGAACGAGACCTCGAGCAGTAGGGGGCGCTGAGCGACGGACCACACGAGACCGACATCGTGCCCGGTGACGGCAAACACACCAGGCTGAGCAGCGAGCAAGCGCGCAAACGAGAGCGCCGCTTGGCCGCCGGAAAGCGCAAACGCTCCGGTGCTTGCTTGGATGCCCTTCCCAGAGTCGAGCCCGACGTCGTATCCGGTGAGCACGAACGCGCCCGGTTCGGCTGTCAGCAGGCGCTTGGCCAAGAGCTGTACAGCTGGTCCTGTGACGACGAAGTCGCCGGTCGTGGCAGCAAGCTTGCGCAGCGCTTCGAACGCAACCGCGGCGCCACTCACCGAGAAGTCGCCAGCCGTCACGCTGAGGTGCCCGCCGGAAAGCAAACCAGCGTCGTGGCCCGTCACACCGAACGCGCCGACCTCAGCCAAAATCCTTCGCAGCGCAACGAGCGCCGCGGCGTTGCCAACGACACCGAAAACACCAGCCTCGGCCGCGAGCACGGCGCCGCCAATCAAACCGACGTCGTGCCCGGTGACGGCAAACGCGCCTGGGGCAGCGGCGAGAAGTCGGTTGGCAAGGAACGCGACAGCGGCACCCGAGAGCACGAATTGCCCAGCCTCCGCTTGGATGGACTTGCCCGTGACCGTCAGACCAACGTCGTGACCGGTGACACCAAAGCTGCCCGCGTCAGCGACGAGCCTGGCGATGTGTAGCAGCGCGACGTCAAGCCCGGATACGCCGAACTGCCCCTCGGAAGCCTGCAGGATTCGTCCGCTCGAAAATGCGACGTCGTAGCCCGTCGACGCGAACGACCCCGGAGAGGCCTGGAGCACCCGGTGCGCGAGCAACGAAGCAGCGAATCCAGAGAGCGAGAACCCGCCTGATTGCGCGGTGAGCGTTCGCCCAGCGTGCAGATTGACCGCGCTTCCGGTTGTAGCGAATGAGCCATCCGCAGCAGGCAGTACTCGGTTTGCGCGCAACACGACATCGTTGCCGGTGAGCCCGAGGCTTCCCGACTGCGCCGACAGCAACCTCCCAGCAAGCAGCGCAGCTGCCGCGTTAGAAACGCTGAAGGTCCCCGTTTCTGCGTTGAGCGTGTAGCCGCTACCAGCCAGCGGCTCCGCGGCTCCAACCGCCGGCGCCGAAGCCGGACGCGCAACACCGTTGATGTCGACGGTTACCGGAAGGTTCGCGTCCGAATCTAGATCTGTGCCGTTGACTGCCCACGTCGAATCCGCAGCATCTAGCGTGTAATTCAGCGTGCCTGCCGCGAATGTCGGAGTGCTGGTGTTGATGTTCGTGGTGTTGAATGTGCCGCCTATGTTCAGGCTGGATGCGTTCGTCAGATCTCCGATCGACACAGCGTCGACGGTCGTGCCGGCGAAAATGACCGCATAGTAGTCGCAGTTGTGAAACGTGCTCGCATGGACCCGCGCAGCACCGGTTACGGCAACGGTACCCCAGGCGAACGTGTTTGCACTCGCAGCGAACACGGATGAGCGTACATCCAAGTGCGTATCACTACGCCACCCGCGCCCCTCGTTGCCAGTTGCTAGAAAGAAACATCCGTCAACCAACGCATCCTCAGTCGACAACAAGCCATAGTTGCTGCCGTCGTTGGCGACCTGCACCTGCACACGCTCAATCGTGAGAAATTGATCGTTAGTAATCGTGTGTCCTGCCGACGCAGCAACGATCGCTTTGCCAGTATCCCACTGCCCAGTAGCCGCATTCGCACTGTCGGCGCTGAGCGTAATGTTGTTCGCCGCAGACGTTACCCAGCCATCGCTAGCTGAGATTACGATCGCGCCGTCTGCACCACCGCTCCAGTCTCCAATGTACCGAAATTCGTTCTGGTCCCCCGCGGTATCCGCGTCGTACGCCTCCGTGGCAATCGCGGTATCCGCGTCGCCATAGTCCCCGCCGGTTCCGATTTCATACAGAAACGCGGTCACTGGAGCGACTCCAACAGCTGCGACGCCTGACGCAATAGCAATCGCTGCCCTGCCGAGCCGTTGTCCACGCGCGCAGCGAGCAGCCGCAGCCGGTTCGCCTCAGCGCGTGTAGCAGCATTGGCGTCCTCCTGCGCGCGCAACGCTTCCAGTTCGACACTGCGCGCGGCAATGCGATCGGACCAGGTGACTCCTGCGCGCGCTGCTTCTAGCGCCCCCTGACTGCGACCGGGTGTTCCGTACGCTGGAGGTGCTTGCCCAGGATTAACACGGTGCTCAAATGCACGCCGAACGTCATTCCAGTTCGCGCCGCCAATTCCGCTGCGGCATTCGATCACTCCGGTTGATGCTGCCACCTGCCGACGATTGGCGGTCAGTAGCTCCAGATTGATGCGCCACGTTGGTGAGCGCCCGCATCGTAGCAGGCGTGTCCGGGAAGCGTCCCTCTGGATACTGCGGGGCAGGGCGCTCTAGCGGATCCCATCCGGCCAACGCAGCATCGTCAACGCGCAGCACTAGCAGCCAAGGCAAGCGCTCACGGCGGAGCAAGATGTAGTTGTCGGGCTTGACTGAGCGCACGCAACCGCGTCGCGGACCTTCAGCAGCAATCAAAAGTATTGCCATTTAACGTCCATCAGCACGGTTGAGCGGAGGACCTCGGCCATCACTCCCCGAGAACTTGCCGCAGTTGCTCTTTCTCGGACTCTGAGGCACCCGCGAGGAGACGCTCCACCTTGGCTTTGCTGTGGGCTTTCGACAGCGCATGTCGTGCGGCATCGAGATTTTTCTTGGCACCGCGAAGCTCCGCGGTCCACTTGGCGACCTCAGCCGTCAACTGTTCCAACGAAAGCCCCTCGTGGAGCGCGGCCGCCTGCTCGAGCTTCGTGAACGCCTTACTCTTGCGCAGGGCGGGGCGCCCCTTTAGCGCCTCGGACTTGGCCTTCTGCGCCGCCTGCCGTGCCTCTCGCAGGGCCTTGGTTGCTGTCTTGTCGCCCTTCTTCAGCAGCGCCTTTGCGGCCTGCACCGCCGGGAGATGCTTGTCGAGTGCTGCCTTTGCGGCCTTTGCGAAGTCCTGCTCATCCATTGGAGCCTCCAATCCGTGCGAGTAATGCGTGTCGTTCTTCTGGGCGCAGCCGAAGCGCGCGCTGCACGCGTGTCAGAGTCCCGCCAACGATGCGAGGAACACCAGCAACGAATGCGCTTTGGACACCCGGGAGCGCCCTTCGCAGTGTGCGGTCGTCGCGGGCGTAGTTCGAGATGTCGGACTGCAGTATCGGGTTGTCGGTGATCCCGATGGGGGAACCAGTGCGCGCCAGCAGCGCCCCTTCGGAGACGATGCGCTCGCGCTCTACAATCTCCTCGAGCCTACCCGCCTGGTTGTGTAGCGCCGACTGCAGCTCCTGCATGTACTCTTTGGCGACTTCGAACATGAGCTGCCCGCCCTGAATCCACAGCGCCATCGGGCCCTCGATGCGCACACTGATGTTGTTAGGGTGCTTGCCTACGCCGTGCTCGACGCCGGTCCGCAGTGCCTCCTGGATTGCCTGTGACAGGGCCCTGAGCCTGTCCGCCTTGGCAGCGAACAGGCGGCGCCCGTTGAGACTGAGGACGAATCGCGGGTTGCCGCTACGCTCGTCCTCGACGGTTCCGTGGATGTTGAGTTTCACAGCTTGAAGATCTTGTTCGCGCCCGAGTCGAAGATGAGGTTCACGTCCGAGCCGTTCGGCGTGTACGTCAGACCCGTCGCGGTGTCGATGTAGAGCACCAGTTCGCTCGTCGAGTCTGTGCCGGTGTGCTGGTAGCAGACCAGAGACTCCACAGTTGCTCCTGTCACTGCGCTGATGGTGATGTCGTCGGCGTCGGCAACGCCACCAGTGCTGGTCGGGTTCTGTAGGGCCCCGGAGACAGCCACGCGGGCGCCTGCTGCGATGTCGTCCAGGAAGTCGTCTGTTGCGGGTACCGGCGTATCGGTGCCCTCGTCCACGAGAACGAAGCGGTGGTCGCTGGCCCAAGAGTTGCCGGCGGTCAGAAAGCTCGCCAGCGCTGCTGTGAATAGTGCGTTTGCCATGTGGTTTACCCTGCTACCTTGGTGACGGTGTCGACGAGTAGGCCTGTCACGTCGTAGGTGACGGTTACTGTGAACACGACGGCCTCGTTGCCGCTTTCGTCGATTCTCGAGTAGACGATCTCCGTGGGTTGGTCCGCCCCGTTGCGGTTCGTCACCTCCATCTTGGTGACCTTGATGTCGTGGAGGCTATTTGTCAGAAACGTTTCGAGCAGGCTCATCGGTTTTCACGCCTTCGAGGATAAAAGCCACGTCAATCAGGGTCTGCAGGTTCGCCATATCCTCAGCTCCGGCAATCCTAGCAGGTGCGCCACCCCGCAGTCCAAACGCGTTGCGCACCACTTCGTCGATGTTCACGCGCTGCCCGCGCTGCGACTTCAACCAATCAAACACCGACCTTGGCAGCTTATTCAGGTCGATGCTCTTGAGCGCGTCGAAGTCAATCGAGCGCGCCGGAGGCGTGCTGCCTGCCACCTTCGCTGGCCCGTAGAGCCTGTCTGCTGCCCAGCGCGCCATGCCGCCACCGGTCGATACGAACCCACCGTGTGCGGTGGCTCCGACGTGCGGCTTCGCCCCTGCTGCCTTTGCCTTGAGCTTCTGCCCCTCTCGGAGCTGTGCGATGTTCAGCAGTTCCCGGGCGCGTCCAGCCTTGCTGGCTAGGTACTCCAAGGCGCGGTTTGCTGCTTCCGTGCTTTCTGGGTCGCCGTAGCTGCTCAGAGTCTGGCGCGCCCGAGCCATGTCCTTCGGATCGACCACAGAGTGTCCCGGCATTCCTTCTTCGAGGTACTTGTCCAGATCGCCTCGGAACCTGGTGAATCCGGAATCGTACAGGGTGTCATTCATCTCGCGGAACTCGACCTGCGACTTCCGATGAGCTTCCTTCCAAGCCTTGGACTTGTCGCGCTGTTGACGCACGATTGCATCAAGCTCAGCCCAAGCCTTTTCCTGGTCAGAAACTCCAGCCAGCTTCGAGTCTGCGATACGCGAGTGGAACGCCTTCGCCGCATTGTCGATGGCGCGAGCGTCGTGTGGCCTGGCACGGATCGCGATGAACTCGTCCGGGTCCCAATCGACGACGTGCTTCTCGCCCTTGATCGTCTTGGTGCGCGTTGGCTTGATGCCGTCGAGCCACTCGTTGCCCATGAGCTTGCGTGCCTCGTCGAGCTTCATTACCTCGTACTTCGGGCCTACCTGACCGGGGTTGGTGATCCGCTTGCCCATCGAGAAGTTCCGGAACTCCTCCTCGAGATACCCGGGCTTCTGGCCGCCCATCGGCTGACCGTGGATGCTGCCACCCCTGGCTTCGGCGATGCGCGCGCGGAGCCATTCCCAGATCTTCTGTGTGTCACGCTTCACCTGCCCTTCCTTGGATGCATGGAATGCGCCGATCCTGTCGTGTGCCTTCTGAACGACGCCTTCTCGGCCGGCCTTTGCCTGGCGGGCCATTGGTTCGAAGACGCGGTCCACGTAACCAGGTAGCGGCTCTGCAGCGCCGACGTCGCCGCGCGTCTTTGCCGCGTAGCTGTCAACGTAGTCCTGCAGGTCCTTGGCGTACTTCACCCCGGTGAGTCGGTAATCTCCGCCGGCGTCCTCGAACTTCCGAAGCGAAGGGTCTGCGGCGCGCTTGCTCTGCACGTGAGCCGCAGCACCACGCCCGAGCAGTTCCCCTCCGAATCCCAGCCCAAACCCAACCAGCGTCGAGTTGATGACGTTCCGCAGCGATTCGGACATGGCCTTCTCGCGCGATCCGAGAAACTGCTCCGCCATCTCCTGAGAGGTAGCCTCCACGCCGCCAGTGAGTCCTCCGGCTGCGCCAGCCTTCATCAGGCCACCGATGAGGCCAGGACCACCTGGGATCTGCGCCAGTGACTGTGTTCCCATCTTGGCGCTCGCGGCGTTGAACAGTCGGCTTGGGCCAGACCCTGGCATCATCGCGCCTGCAATTCCTCCGAGCAGCCTGGTGCCGCGTGGTGCCATGTCCGCGGTGTCCTGCATCTCCTCGGAGAATCCTTCCGGAGCGCCCATCAGTTCGGCGAGCTTCCCCGAGCCACGCAGACCCCAGCCCAGCGTGGCGGAGTCGACCATGTTCGCGGCGAACTGGTGCGCAGGGACAACGAAGTCGTTCATGATCGCAGCGCCAAGCCGGGATGCGACGCCGTCACCAGCCTGCGAGCCGCGGATGATGCCTCGACCTTGCTCCTTGGCGCGGCGCAGAGCGTCCTGCCAGATGAGGTCTGCAGCGACCTTGTATGCCTGGTCGTTCTCCTTCAGATTGGTCTGCTCGGTGATACTCGTGGCGTTGGCGCGCTCGCGCAACTCGGGAGAGTGCTTGAACGCTTCCATCACGTACTCGGGGGTTGGCTCCACGTGCCACACCGTTGTCATGTACCCTGCCGCGCTCGACGGCGGGTTGTAGATCGGAGTGTCGAGCCGGGTGTCCTTCGACAGGTTCCGCAGCGACTCGTCGCGGAACTCGTCCTTCTTCACCGGTTCGTGCTTCTGCGTCGCCTGGTTCCACTCGAACTCGTCGTTCGCGCCTGGCACGGTCTGCTCGAGCACACTCCCGGGTGGGATCGCGAGCTCTTCAGGGTGTCGGCTCATACCCAGTTCGGCAAGCCGCGCCTGGTCTGTGGTTACGGTCTGCTCCTGTCCGGACAGTTCGCGAGGGTTGAGCGTGACGACTTCCGGAGTCTGTGGCTCCGGTGCAGTGGATTCCGTGCCAGGAGTCCAGCCGAGGAAGCCAGGTTGCTGGGTGTCCGGAAGCAACGGTGCAGGTTGCGTTGGCTGCTGAAGCTCCGATGCGCGGAGGCCTTCACCCGAAGGCGGAGCGGTCGCCGCAGCGACAGTCTCGGGGTTCGTAGGCGCCGTGGCCTCGTACTCCTCGATGCGCTTCTGAAGCGCGATCTTCTGCGCAGGCGTGAGCGCATTCCCGTTCGGGAGCTTCCCGGACGCAACCGCATCCCTCCAGCGCTGCACGTCTTGGGCAGGCATCAGTTGCCCTCACCACCCAGCAACTCGAGGAACGCCGGATCGTCCAGTGATGGGTCCTTCGCTGCCTTCACCGTACCTGCCTGCTGACGCTGAGTCGGCGCTTGTTCAAAGTCGTTGTCGTTGTAGAGCGGGTTCCCTTTGTCGTCGTAAACCTGCGAGAACTGCTCCATCGCACCGTTGCGGAAACCCTTCGACCACTCGTCGCCGCGCTCTCGGGATTGCCGCGCGTCGAAGTAGGCCTTCACCGTCCCGTCGTATTCTCGCTTGATGTCGATGGAACGCAGCTTCTTTCGCTCCAGTGCGAGTCGCAGCATTGGGATTCGGATCCCATCTGGAACCGGTGAATCTGGCTCCAGGTTACGCTGCAGGAAGTCCTGGCCAGCCAGGTACAGCGAGTCCTTTCCGAGGATCCGAACCTGCTCCCCCTCGGACATCGTCTTGCCGTGCCCAGCGGCCTGCAGCGCAAGACCCGTTGCCTGTGCCAAGCCTTGGCGCGTCAGGTTCGGATCCTTCAGCAGATCGACGAGCTGCACCGAGGACTCGTAGTTCTCGATCAGTGTCTTCACCTTCGGAACGCGAGTTCCGAACTGCTGCTTTCCCTTGTCCCACGCAGATTCTTGGTATCGCCCCTGCTGCGATGTGGCAGTAGCCGCCCGAGCAGAAGCCTGCATGCGAGCCCCCTCGAGCCCGTAGCGGTACTTCTGCATCTGGTTGAACAGCGCGTATTGGTCCTGCACCATCGCCTGGTACGGCTTGCCGCTTCCCATCACGATCTTCGCAGCGGTTTGCCAGTCGCTCTTGTCTCCAGGCTTCGCAATGCCCTTCTCGGCGTTCGCGGCGAAGTCGGCGAAGGCGCGCGTGTGTTGCTCGCGACGGGCCTTCGGTGAGTAGAGCTCGATGACTCGACCGTCAGGCATCACCGCCTCCAGCACCATCGAGTCGCGCGGGTCTTCCTGTCCGCTGACCGCAAGCGGCGCAGCGGGGCCCTTCTCATCCGGCTTCACCTGCTTCGAGATGGTGACGGAGCTTCCGGGACCAAGCTCCTTCTGAGCCGCCTTCACGTCTTGGACGAGCTCCTGAGTCGGAGTCATCTTCGGCTGCTCGGGTTTCGCCGGCTTCTCTGGAACCGGTATGTCACCAGGAAGCACGCCCTTGTCAGCGTTCGCGCCAACCTGGTCGAGCGACGCCCCGACTTCCTGGTCCGTCATCGTCTCGACAGGCTTGTCTGGAACCGGAGCAGGCATGTCTCCAGGCAGAGCAGGGGTCAGCTTCGGAGCTGGCTTGTCTGGAACCGGCGCGTCGGGCGTGACCTTCTGCGCGACTCCGTGGATGTTCCCGTTCGGGTCTACCCACTGTAGCTTTCCGCCGGCTTGACGGATCTGCTCTCCGACTGTGTCCTCGATGCCGTCATAATCGCGGTTCCACCCGAGCTCCTGAGCTGCCTTCATCGAGTCCAGCAGCTTCTTCTGGCGCGCCGCGGCGGCCTTCGCCTCGTCCTGCTCTCGCTCGAGCTGACGATCCGCCTCGTAGTTGGCGTACTGGTCCTCGTGGAATCGCTCGGTCTGCTGACGCAGCGCGTCGAACTGCTCGCGCTTCTGCTGCTCTTGCTCGCGACTGAACGCGAGGTCTTGCTGCTGACGCTCTGCCGCCGCGCGCCGCTCGGCGAGTGCTCGCAGACCGGAGAAGTCGATCGGAACCAGCGGCTTGCGCTCTGGCGGAGTCGAGGCAGCGATGTCGGTGAATCGGAACGGCATTATCCAGCGCCTCCGGAGTAGAGCGAAGCAACTACGTTCACGCCCTGGCTGAGTTCTCCGAGCTGGTTCGCCCGCTGTTCAGCACCGGTAGGACGCACACCTACAGCACCCAGCTTCGAGGCCATCACAGCATCGAAGTACTGGTCGTCCAGGCCCTGGAGATACTGCGCGTAGGAGTCGTTTCGGGCGATGTCCGCCTGTTCGCCGCGGAAGATCGCCGCCAGGGCGTCCTGCTCGCGACTCTGCTGCAGCTGCTGTGCGGTGCGCGAAGCGTCGGTACCGGCCATGATGCGGGCGAGCTGCGCCTGGTCGAGCTGCCCTGCCGCGCTGGTCTGTGCCAGGTAGCGCTGCAACGCGGCGTCTTGGGAAGCGCTGGAAAGCGATCCCCCCGCCAACAGACGGTCAATGTCGAGCTTGTCTGCCGAGCTCGCGAGGTTCCCGAAGGCTTGGGTGCGCGCCAGCTCCTGGTTTGAAGCTGCCTCTCCGGCGGACACGCCGCCCAGCATCTTCGCCAGCGCAGCAGAGTCCGCAGCGGTGGCGAGGTCTGCCGTAAGCCGTGCCCCCTGGTCGATGCCCTGGTCCGCACCCTGGGCAAGCTGACTCGCGACGCGGTACTGCTCGAGACCGTATTCGCCCTCTGCTCGAGCCTGCTCGGCGCGCAGCCCCGCCACGGCGTCTGCCACGGTGTTCGCTCCGACGCTGCTACCGAGGACGCCCTGAGCTGCCAGCGACGCGTTGATGTCCTGCGTCGAGTCGCGCACGGCCCGGTCGTAGTAGCCGGAAAGCCCACTCGGGTTGGCCTGAAACTGGTCGTAGAGCTCCGCGCTGCGCTGTCCCGCGGTCGAGCCCTGCTGCTGAGCCTGTCCAAGCGCAGCCTCGGTGTAGGTTGGGGCCTGGAACTGGTTCAGGTTGCGGTTGACGAACTGCTCGACCGTCGAAGGTCCGCCCATCAGGCGACCCTCGGCTCCAGCGAGCGCCCCGGTGGTATTCGTGGCTCCGCGCAGCGAACCAGCGACTCCGTTCCAGTACTGCTCGGCGTCCCCGGGCTTGGTGTAGTTCCCTGGGTTGTAGGCGTCGCGAAGAGCGCTGTCGCCCGATGCGAAGTAGCCTTGGTTCTGCCCGAACCAGTTCTCTCCGTACCCGGGCTGCGTGTTGTACTGGCTCTGCAGGGCATCGCGGTAGCCCTGCCCCATCTGGTAACCGGCTTGCTGTGCTGCCTTTGTGCGCTGGCGAGCGATGTCGCCCTGCTGAGCGTATGCGTTCGCCTGTGACCGATACGTCGCTTCGCGCGCGTCGACGCCCGGGTCGCCGAACAGGTGGCCCACGAGCGGCATCGAAGACAAGTGCTCCTGGTACTTGACTCCAGCGGTGCGCTCGTACGGGTTCGACGCCGCCTCTTTTGAAGCAAGGCTTTCTGCCATGGGTTACTGTCCTACGACGCGCTGTGTGGTGACCGGTTCCATCACCGGCGCAGACATGCCGGCCTGCCTGTCCATCGTGGTCGGTGCGTTGTTGTGCAGCATGTCCACGTATCCGCGGGTCCCGGAGGTTCGCGCGTTGCGCAGTATCTCCGCGAGGACCTGAGGCGTCGGGTCGTAGCCTGGAGACGATGACGGTTGTGCTACAGGAACACCGGCTGCGCCTGGAGACGATGACGGCTGCGCTGTAGGAACTCCGGTTGGCACTGGCAGCCTCGGGGTGTTCTTGGGCGGCGCACCGGTTCCGGTTCCAGCACCGGGTAACGAGTCGATCACAGGGTTGAAGCCGCCCGATGGGACGCCCCCACTGCCAGATGTGACGCTCCCGCCGCCTGGGAGATCGTTTATGGTTGGGAGCGGTGTTCCGCTCGGGTAGGCGTTGTGGATCGCCCCATACGTTCCACCTTGAGCTACCAGCGCATCGGCGAGCGCCTGCGCCTGCGCGTCCCTGTCGCCCAGATTGGTACCGTCCACCATCCCCTTGGGGGCGTTGGCGGCGTTCTGCACCGCGGCGTAGAGCCCACCTTGATTCTGTATGGCGGTCGACAGCTTACCGGGCAAGGCGGAAGGGTCGAACGTGGCGATCACAGGGGTGAGGTTCGCGGCGGGATTTTTCTGCTCAACCGGGCCGAGAGTAGGGTTCTGCTGGTGGTTTCCGATCTGCGACGTGAGCGGCACGGTGTTGCTCTGTGTTCCGCCCTGCGCCGGCAGCGTGTAGGTCTTACCGGTGCCAGCCGAAACCGTCTGTGATACCGGGTTGAAGTCCACCGCGGGGGACGTGTAGGTCTTGCCTCCGATGGTCGTGCTGTTGCTGGTTGGTTTCAGCTGTGACGTGTCTACGATTGAGGACAGGTTGCGAACAGACATCAGGGTACTACCTCGAAGGTCTCGTGTACTGCGGCGAGCTGGAAGTCGTGGGCTGCGTGACTGAACACGAACCGCCATTGGCGCTGACGGTACGTGCCCAACGAGTAAAAGCGTACCACGGTCTCGCGGTCCGACGTGCTGCCGAAGCGCACCGGTGCAGACCTCCTGAACACGCCAAGGTCATCTCTCCACTCAAGCCAGCCGATGGGCTCCTGTGACGGGGCGAGTTGACCGCGGCGGATGATGAGCTGCACTTCGGTGCAGTCCTTGATGTTCCCGGTGTTGTGGTCGATGAAGCCGGTAGTGATCGACGCATTGATCTTGTCCCCGAGGTCTGTCGGGGTGGAGAAGGACATCTGACCGAGCTGCCCGTTAGCGAGTGCGACGAGATGGGTTCCGTTCGCGAGCCGGGCGAGACCGCGCACTGGGAACGTCTTCCAGTTTGCGCCGTCCTCGTCCCAGGATGCCCACCTGCCCCAGCCAACGCCGGACTGGTATGTCAGTGTACGCCCCGCGCTCGGGAAGGCCCAGCAGAGCACGTCTACCTGTCCCAGTGACAGGCGGTACCCGACGCAGTCCTCGACATTCTCCATGTCGTCGATCTCGCCCTTCATGGCCAAACCGATCGGCTCGAACTCTCGGGCATCGCTGAAGACGAAGCGGCGCTTATCGTCGAGCCACCCGAAAGACTGGTCGCTCTTGATCACCGAGTAGGGGGCGGAGATACCCCAGTCCCTCGTGGCGCTTGGCACGTAGCGAAAGCGCGGGTCGGTCGTGAACACCTGAAGGTTCGAGCGTCCGAACACGAACACCTCGTTGGTGTTTTCCCACAGAGCCCGGTTCGGGTCTGGTCGCGCGTTGGCCTCGAAGAACCCGGAGTCGCTCCCCCCGTCTCCGTTCCACAGTTCGTGGCCAGCGTAGGAGTCACCGTTCTGCACCGACGAGTACGAGATGCGGTTCTTGCTGTCGGCCTGCCCACTGTTGAGGCAGAGCAACCGGGCGGCGTGAGCGATGACGTGCGTGGACTTGGGCGGGTTGCCTCCAAGATTGGTGGCGCTGTAGTCGTTCAGGTCTACGCGTAGGATGTCGCGCCCCGCCGCGATTGCCAGGATGCGCTGCGTCTCGGCGAACGTAGGCACAAGCCCGCCGGTGACACGGTCCGGAAGGTCGACGTGACCACCTTCGGTTACCCTGTATACCGAACGCGTTCCGGACGAAGCTCCGACGACGAAGATCTCGTTGTTGCTCGTGACGTGCACCCCGGAAAGACCATCCGGGTCGATGACGGCACCGGTTCCATAGGCTGCAATACCGGGGCGCCGCCGCACGCAGCCGCGCCCATCCACGACAACGTTGAACGCTTCCCGGCCAGCTCCAGCAAGTTCGCTGGCTGATTGCTCTTCAGCCGGGATGAATGGGATGCGCTCCTGAGCCATGGTTCACGCCGCGTTTACTATTCCGTTTCCGCACGGAACCCATTGCAGCGGCTCAGTCGTGTCGCTCGCTACACGCGTCGCCGCCTGAAGATTGAACGCCAGCGCGTTTCCAACGGCAGCAGACGCACTCACGAGCAGACCATCTGCGTCGTTCACGTTTAGCGTGAACGTGCTCGCTGTCTTGTTGATGAAGACGATGGTCATCCTCTGGTTTTCCGCAATCGGGTACGGGACCACCAACGTCACAGTCGAGCCGCCAGAGCTCTTGCGCACCACCCACACACCGTGCTCCTGATAGGTAGCCGGGTACGTGACTGTGGTGCTGTTGTCGACGACCTCGAGCCATCTCTCCGCCAGGCTGCTCAGGAGCGAATCGCTGTACTCGACCGCGCTCGGCAGCACGAACGGCTTCGTGTAGCTCGGATTCGTTCCGTCACCGAAGTGGTTCGAGCCTTCCGTGAGCACGTATCCGGAGCCTGACTCGGGTATGAGCATGCAGTGCAACAGTTCTCCGACCGTCGGGTCACCGAAGTGGCAGCCGATGACCGTTCCTCCGTATCTCGCATCGATGTTGCGAATCGTTCCCGTAACGGAGTCGTTGACGAATTTGCAGTTGGCCACCTGCAGCGGCCCGGTGTCGAGCACAGCAAACCCAGTCGTCCACGTGCCGACCTGAGCTACGAGTCGCGTGTCGACCATGACGAGCTCGGCGTCGTCCTTGGTTGCTGAGTAGACCGCGGAACGGTCCTGCGTGACGTTCAGCGTGCAGTCGAGCACGGTCTTGCGGGCGTCGCCTAGAAGCACGTGTCCACCGGGCGCTGTGCCGCCACCGATGACGCAGCGCTCGAAGTACGTCTCCACGTCTCCGCAGTTGACGTACGCGCCGCTGCACGCAGAGCTCTTGAAGATGGTGATGTCGCGAAACGACCGAGACGCCGACCCGTCTGCGGATGAGCAGCTGAAGACGTCTTCGGCACCGGATGCGTCGCAGTAGACGATGCTCGCTCCGGAACCAACCCCCTGCAGGATGACGTTCTCCGGAACTGAGATTTCACTCGTCGTGACGTAGGTTCCGGCTGGGAAGAACACGATTCCGCCGCTCACCGCCGCGGCAGCTATGGCGTCCTCGATCGCGTCGGTGTCGTCGGTGACTCCGTCCCCCGCCGCGCCGCCCGAGTAGTCGGGGTTCTGGACGTTGAAGTAGATACCGGCCGAGTTTGCGACGAAGCTCTGCAGCGTTACGGCGGACCCTCCGATCAGGACGTTGAAGTCGGTCGTTCCAAAGCTCGTGAGCAGCTTATCGAACGCTGCTTTCACGGTGAGCGGATTGCCTGGGGCCACCGCGGCGGTCCCGTAGTCAGTGCCGTTGAAGGCCAAGCTGCGCAGCTCGGTGGCGGACGCGGAATCCCCGTCCACGTAGTCGTAGAGCGTGGTTCCGGCGGAGTTCTTCACGATGACCCGCACGTACTGGTCTACGTAGACCTTGGCGGAGCCGTATGCGTCCAGGTCCACTTCGGTGGTAGCGGCGACGACGGTGTCGCCTTCGAAGTCCTGGTAGTATGCCACCTCGGTGGACGTGCCACGCTGGTAGATGCGCGCCGTTCCGTTCGCTGCAGCAGCGAATCCCGCCATCAGGCTTGCAAGCAGCTTCATCGGTCACCTCCGTGGCAGTACACGAGCTGCCCCAAACTGGACGCCGTGGCCTTCGACATTGCCAACGGCAACTCGTTCTGTGACTGCGTCTTGAGCCAGGCGATTTTCTCGCCGGGGCGCGACGCCGCCTCAGCCAGCATCGTGGCCAATTCGTAGAGCAGATACTTGTTCCAGCACGGCTCCACATCGAGCGTGGCGGACCCGTCGTCGCAGTCGGCAAGGTGGCGCTCCACCTGGAATCTCACGACAGCTCCGTCCATCGTGGCATCCGGGACAGGCCAGAACGACGCCTTGACTGGTCCGTCCGGCTGCCGGTCGATCCAGAACTGCTGCGGCTGCCCCTCAGCTGTCTTGTCGCTGAGCATGTGCCAGGCGGCGGACGTGGATTGATTGATCTGCACTTCTCCTGAGCCGTAGTTCGGGGCTGCGCCGACCTGGTCCGCTTGGATGAGCATGGCATTGCCGCGCACCTCCTGGACAGCCGAATCCAGCTCGTAGATGCGCGTCCCGTCGACGAGGGGCAGTTCGACGAACATCAGCGCCTTCGCGAACACGCCGTGGTTCGCCAGCGCGTCGATGATGACCTCGAGAAACTCCCGACCCTCCTGCAGCTGCTCGAGCGTCGGAGTCTCCCGAGACATGATGAGCCCCGCCGTGCGGTAGGAGCGCGCGACGTGTTGGTCGATCGTGAACTGGCGCCCAACGCTTGCCGAGACGGTCATTCAAACCCCGCGATGTCGCTGAGGCGCAGCGAACCGGTCGTGTCGACTAGTTCGCTCACGGCGTCTTCGTGCACCTCGTAGGTGGGGAGATTCTCCGACGCTTCAGCGACAGCAGCGTCGAGAGCACCCCGACAGCGGCCGCGACCCTCGTCGGGGCAGTAGAGCAGACCGTCGGCGTCGCGGCGCAGTTTGGAGCGCAGCCAGTCCGCACCGCAGTAGTCGCAGCGTGACCTGACGTCCGGGCGGCGACTCTCTGCGTGGTTGCTGGGGATGCTTCGGGCCATGGTCCAAGCCTCTCTGGGCCACGGGCCATGGCCCTCTTGCTACTTACGACCCGGCGTTGCCCAGGACGGCGCGGGGGTTGTACCAGAACCGACCCCAGCGAGACGAGACGAGGAAGTTCAGCAGCTCTTGCGAGTTGCTCTCCCAGGTCTTGCTGGTCATCGGGCGGCGCATCCGCACCTCGGGCCCACCGTCTGCGCTGGTCATCAGGGACCACGCGGTGGTGGTGCTGGTCCAGTGCTCGTTCATCACCTTCTTGATCTTGCTGTAGCCGTGTTGGACCACGTTGATCTTGGCGAAGTTGTTGTCCTCCGGCACGAATGCCGAGTTGAACAGCTCCTCAACGGTGTCCCATAGGTCGACTGGGTAGGTGATGCCCTTGATTTCCAGGCCGTCGGTCGTGCCGTCGTAGCCCGGAAGCTTGTAGGCGGCCTTGACGGCAGCGGCGAAGCTGGTCTTCGACAGCGCGGCAGTCGACAGCAGGTTGCTGTAGGTGCCGGTTCCGCCGGGAAGGGTGTGCGAGGCGCTGAACAGCGGCAGGCCGTCTCCGCCCGGGTAGGCGGTGTTGAAGCCACGGGCGTACATCTGCGTCGCGTCGATGTCGCGCGTCTTGATGAACGCACGAACGAGCCGACGAGCTGCCTTGATGGCGTCCGGGTACTTCGAGTCCTCCACGATCTCCCGAGACACCAGGAGCTTCAGGCCCCACTTGCGGGCGATGACTCGCCACTTGGTGCCCTCGCGGATCGTTCCGGTGCCGAACTCCTCGCCTTCCTCCGTCTGGGAGATGAGGCCCGGGCCACCAGTGTCGAGGACGTCCTCGTAGGCGTCCTTCATCTTGGTGACCTTGCAAAGCCTGTGGACGAGCGCCCCCTTCTCGTTGGGGATCTCGTCCGTCATGATCATGTCCAACACCGGCTTGAGGGTGTTGTACAGCGTTCCGCTCATCGTCACTGCCATGGTCGTCTCCTCAGTCAGGCTGTGGTTCGTGGCAGACCACGAGCACCTTGGTGTTCAGCCCAGCGAAATCCCGGTTCAACCCGGTGGGGCTCGGGCCCAGAATCGTCCATTGCTGGGTCGACGTGCTCTGAACGCTGATGTCGAGTTTCGGGGTCACGTACCCCGCCGCTGCCGTCTGCAGCCGGTGGTCGCAGAAGTGGCCACCCATCGCCTGAATCTCTGCGAAGGTGTCGTTGGCCGCCGCAGCGTCATCGATGTCCACCTCGAAGATGTTCCCTGCGACAGGGATGTACTGCACGATGGTTTGGATCTCGAGGTTCGTGCCCCACACACCGCTTCCAGCTGGGATGCGGTCGGAGCCTCGCTGCAGTTCCACGCCGTTGTAGAACTGGATGATGTTGGCCACGATGCCCTTGATCGTGAGACCCCCGGCAAGGCCCTCGACGCCATCGGCGATGACAAGGTTCCCGGTCGTGGATTGACGGATGGGGTCACCGACGCGGATGCCGCAGGCGCTGCCGCCGTTCGGGGTGTAGGTGTGTCCGGAAGCCAGAAAGCCCCTCATGAGCTTCGGGAATCCACCAGAGTCGGCCTGGCTGCCCCACCAGCGAAAACCGTAACGTGCGAGATTGTCAGCCATTTCGGGTCCTCATTCGTCGTGTACTGCGTAATTCACGTACTGCGGGTTGCCAGCCGATTCGGAGATGGCAGTCGCGAGATACGTTCCGTCCATTGCCCCGCGGCGCCCGAGCATGCGTCGGTCGAGCAGGTCGAGGCGTGCTTGCGCCTTCGCTTCTGCCGCTTCGCGCTCCGCCTTGGGGATTTGCATCAGCACCATGCCGCCGCGCGTGATCTCGTTTCCGACCACGATGTGGCGAGCGGAAACCATGCGTGGTCGAACGCCGCCGTCCTCGTAGGTGGCTACGCTGTAGCCGCGGCACTCGTAGTCGCCGACCGTGCCCGCGTGCCCGTCCCCCTTGTTCGCCCAGGCGTAGGCCATGTCTGGCCGCCCGTTGATCCAGGCGAAGTCATCCGCCACAAGCTCCTCGTCGAGCTCTGGGGTTGGGTCTCGTCGAACGATTCTGCTCTTACCACGCGCTACTGACACTGCCGTCCTTCCGCTACTGCTCCCAGCGGTGGGACCCTAAGTGTCAGACGGCCCAATCGGGTATGGGCGCCGAACAGACGGCGGCTTGCAAGACCGTTCGCCGATGTTGCAAGCCTACAGAACGCTGTTCACGTGTCAAGCGGTTCGAGAGTGTTTTGCTCTCATCCGTGCGTATTCGCGGTGTTTTCTCTCGTCAGACCACTCAGTTCTGTCCGCGTAGAAGGCCTCGGCGAGCTGCTCCTGCTCCTTGTCCATCCTGACTGCGCGGGGCGCGGGGGGTGCTGCACCGGGGGAAAAGCGCCGGTCCGAGTGGCGCTCTCGTGCCGCCGTGGTGGGGGCACGAGAGCCGCCGAGCTTGAATTCGATGCGGGTGCGCTCTGCAACCCGGTTGAACAGGTCCATGCCATCCTTGGCGCCCTTGGCGAGCTCCGCCTCCCGCAATGCGGCCAGGTATCTGCCTGCGGTTGGGTGCTGCATGATGTCGCCGTACTGCGCCATGGCGATCGCTCGGTACTCCGCGTTGGGGTCTGCGGGGCGCACGCCTGCCTTGCGGTTCGCGCTGATGGCCAGCAGCTCCCCGCGGCGGATGTCGTTCTCCATCGCGTCCTGCCAGAGCTTCTGGTGGCGCTCCGGAGTGATATTCTCGCCCTCCGCGACGATCTGCGCACGAATCTCCTTCTCGCGCTCGTAGGTCGCTCGGATGTCCTCCATCAGACGGTCCGGCTGTTGATGCTCCGGTTGCGCCGAAGCGCGCCCCTCGACTCGAGCCAGGCGGTCTCTCAGCTCCTGCTGCTGGCGCTGCCATTCCGCCTCTCGACGGCGGTACTCGTCCAGCTCTTGACGCAGCTGCCCGCGCTCTCTGCGGCGACCGCGGCGATCTGACGGCTCGTCGTCGCTCGGTTTTTCACGCTCGCTGGGGTCGTCGGCCTCCTCCGGGGAGTCGATCCGGATCAGGTCCGATTGCTCGTTGGTGAGGTCCAAAACCTCGTCGGTGTCAAACAGGTCTTCGTCAGGCATCGTCAGCTGTCCTCGTCGTCATCCGCATGGATGGGTTTCCGTCTTGTGCTCGTCACACCGCTGAAGAAGTTTAGCAGTCTCGACTTCATGCGCTGCCACCACGTGGTGGCACGCTTGCCAAGGTCGTAGTAGTGGAGCCCCTCCTCCTCGTCGAAGCACACTTTGACGTCTCCGCTCGCGAACGCCGCCCCGAGCTCCTCCGAATCGCGCAGCGCGGAGACCTTCAGCGGCAGGAGCGTCACCGGCGTGCTGCCCACAACTCCGATCGGAAGCATCCACGGCGAGAACCGCATGAACGTCACCGTGTGCCCGAGCTCGATGCAGTTCGAACGCAGCACGTCGAGCGCCCCGAGCCCAGCCGCCACGATCACCCCGCGTGGCATCGACTTTGCGATCCGGTTCTTCACCTCGTCCGGAACCAGGATGTGCTCTTCCCCGAAGTCGAGCTCCGTCTCGGGCAGCTGCCAGACGTAGACGTAATCGAAGAGCGGCTGCCGCTTGAACACGTCGTCGATCATCCGGTAGCGCAGACGCTTCTCGTCCAGCAGCGGGGGGAGCCCCAAAGCACCGGGTGGAGAGATCTGCTTAGCCTCCTGCTCCAGGTAGTAGGTGTTGAGCTTCACCAGTTCCTCGACCGGCTTGCCCATGACGGTCGCCATGTCCCGCAGCGCCGCCGGCACCCGGTGCGGGTTGTCGTCCGCCTCTTCGGTGGTTTCCTCTTCCGGATCATCCTCTCCCCGACGGTCGTTCACGGTGAAGGATTGCGGGACGTAGGCTCTAATCGGTTTCGTCGTCATGGGTCCTTGCTTGCTTGATGGATATCTCGATCGTGTCACGGAGCTGTTCGTTTGCTGCGATTGTGGCTTCAGCCTGCCTCACATTCGCGTCTTCTGAGCAGCGCGCCGCCGCACGCAGTCGCTCCAATGCGTGGCTCTCGCACACCTTCAGGAATGCGACCAGTTCGTTCGTGCCACGCGAATGCAGCCAGTCCAGGTCCAGCTTCATGCGACCCTCAGCGGTGGCGGTTCACCTGGTGGCGGACCCTCTGCTCCGGGCGTGCCGCCTGGCATCCCGCCACCTGGTGGCATCGGCGGGGGGGGCGGAACGAACGTCTCGGGCGCCGGCGGGGGAGCTCCGAGCAGCTTCACCAGATGGTGCTTCCCTCGAGCCTCGAAGGCTTCCTTGATCACGGCGTACTGGATCGCGAAGTTCTGCTTCAGAATCTCGTGATTCATCACCAGAGACATCATCTGGTCCGATTCACCGATTCGCTGCGCCTCGGAGGAGAAACGCAGGTTGCTCAGTATCTCGAACCGGTAGCCACGCTCGTACCACTCCCTGCGAATCTCGAAGCCAGGTCGAGGTACGCGGTCGTCGTTGATAATCACAAGCTCCGACTCGGGCATGTAGATCGCGTTCAGGCGAGCGTTGTTTCGGTACACCTGCTGCAAGCCGATCGCGAACCGCATCGCGTAGATGCCGAGCTGCTTCGTTGCCTGTTCGAGGCGCGAGCTCAGGCCCTGTGCCGTCTCCCCAGACTTGCCTGGAGCGCCGCCGAGCACCTCTGCCGCCTGCACAGCCTCTTCGGCGAACTCTCGGATCATCTTCAGCGCGTCGAACACCTGCGGATTCGCCCCGGGGGGCTTGAGCTCGATCAGCGAATCGGCGATCTCTCCTGGAGCAACACCGGTTACCGGGATCATCGCCCCGGGGCGAATCTTCGGCTTGGTCTTCCCGAAGTCCAGGCTCTTGTGGTGCAGGATCGTCCAGGCGTTCCCGAGCGTCGCCGCGTCGATGCCCTGGCACAGCAGAGTCGATGCAGCTCGCTGGAAGTCGCCCTCCACGCGGCCCATCCCGAGTCCGTCGGCCCCTACGAGGTTCTCGATGCACACCGCGTGGGCGAAGTCGTAGATCGGATACGACTGCACCGGCTCAGGCTTCGCGTCGGGATGCTCCATCCACTGCGGCGCCGTGGGCGCATCCGGCACCTGCGCCAGCGTCTGCTCCACCGCTGCAGCGTCTTCCGGGAGCAGGGTATCCTGGTTGGCGATCGCCTCGCCGAACGCCATGGCCGACGTGACCTGCTGCTGATGCTGCAAGTACGCCGTGCGGTACTGCTCCCATTCGGCGCGCTCCACGTCGAAGCGCCGGCGGTCGCGCCAGTCCTCCTCCTCGTAGATGCGCAGCAGCAGAACCCGGCTAGTCTCGTAGTGCACGATCGCCTGGCACCAGCGATCTCTGTCCTGCCCGGGCAACCGCATCCAGCCGTAGTGGTGCAGCACCTTGAACGTGCTATTTACGCCGATCGGAATGACCCGACCGAATGCGTCCTTCTCGTCGAAGTTCGCCATCGACCCCGACACGCCGTCGAAGTCGAGCCCCTGGACATCCCGGACCGCCTCCAGCGTCGGGGAGTCGGGGTCCTCTTCGCTGTCGTCGGGTCCCAGCGAGATGATCCGGTCTACGTTGCTCCACAGGTCGAGATGCGCCTCGAGCTCGTGGCGGTGCATCTGCCTCACCCACGTGTAGTGCGGCAGGTCGCTGTAGTCCGGCAGCGTCGAGACGTGCGATGCGGGCTTTACGAACTCGTCTGGGGTCAGCACCACGTGCCGATTCACCCGGCGCTCTTGGTCCCAGTACGAGTACCAGGTGACGTCCCCCGCGAACAGGAACGCCATCATCGCCCGGTCGCTCTGGCGCTTGAAGTCGGGCACAGAACTGCGCATCTGCCAGTTCGAATGGCGCGACACCGCGTCGGCGATCTCCTCGTCATCGGACCCGATCGGGCTGACCCCGACCACGTTGACCCAGTCGCCGAAAATCTCGCCCATCAGCCTGCTGTGCAGCAGGCCCAGGTTCGTCATCATGATGGGCACGTTCGCGTTGGCGCAGCCCTCCCATGGGAAGTCCTTCGGCGGAAGGTCACCGGCGAACTGGCGAATGTCCTCGGCGAGCATCTCCCGCCGGCGCGACCCTGCCTCCCAGTCGTAATCGAACGTCTCGATCACGTAGCGCCCGAGCTCGCGCAGAGCCTTGCGCCCCTCGTCCGTCTTGTCGAACACCTCGACCAGGTTCGGGTCGGTGTCCTCGTAGTCGAATGGCGGCTCCAGGTCGACGTCTGACCGACGCTCCGAGTCCGGAGCCTCCGCTTCCTCGCCGTACTCTGGACCTTCGGTGTCTTCCTCAGCCATCCTTGGTCACCTCGGGTAGGTACTTCGAGAACCAATCACCGGAACCCACCTCCGTGCTTCGAAAACTGAAATGCTTGGTATCCTCGGGCAACCGTGCCGCCTTGAAGTTCTCCCACTCCTCTGGGCCAAACGGAACTAGTTCGTCGTAGACGATGCACAGCTTGCACTCAGGTTCGCGATTAGACATGCCCCAAAAACCTCCGCTTCAGACCGTGGAAGTACAGCAGCACGTCCAGAAACGTGTTGGCGAGCCACTTGCGGAAGCGGCGCTCGTTCTGGTTCGACGTCATTTCCATTTAGATATCACCTTGCTGTGTCAAATGCCATACCCCAGGCGTCCGCGAAAGTCCTCTGGCTCATCGTCGTCGTCGGGGCGGAAGCGCGAGTCCATCCGGGGAACCCCGGAGCGACCGTAGGACGCGTAATTGCACGCGTAGAACGCGGAGTCCAGCCAGTGGTCTTCCCCCCCGTCGGCGGGCTCCTCCATGTCCTCCTTGTTGGACTGCATGGCTGGAATCGTGCGCGCCAGCATGATGCAGCTCGAAAACAGGTACAGCCCGCCCTTGCGCCGCCGCGTCATCGTGGCGTGCAGGCGCTCCGTCATGAACCGGGCGTTTCGCTTCCTGGACTTCTTGTTCGCCTGGACCCAGTTGATTCCGACAGAAGCGAAGTCTTCCGCCTTGGTTCTCCCTGACCCGCCGCGGTCCTCCCAGAGCTGTGTGTCGGCTGGGCCGGTGATGCGTGAGCCGCGGTACCCCCACAGACCCATGGCCTTCTCGGCGGCGCGCGTGTCCTCGGCGACCTGTAGCGCAAGCCTCTTTTGGAACGTGAACTCGCGGATACCTATCAGGTTGTCGTCGGGGTCGAGTGTCCACCAGTGGATGCAGCCCTTCGCCTTGTAGCCCCAGTCCATCGAGCGGAACACGGGCCAGTCATCCGGCACAGCAAAGGGGCGGATGATCGTCATCTGCGGGTCCCAGACGTCCTCGAAGAACGACCCGGGGGTGAGGTACCAATCCCCTTCCAGCAGCGCCTTGCGCATGTGCGGCTTCGAGTGCAGCAGGTTGCGCTTGTAGGTCTCGACGAACTCCTTGTCTGGGTTGTCGTCGAGCTTGGCTGGCAAGTAGATCCTGGTGTTCTCGAAGACCTCGCCATTCTCGTCCGTCGCCTCGCTGACGATGAGCGTGTTCCCCTCCGGTGCGGGGTCGACGAAGTACTCGCGGACCCACTGTGGGTTTCGATTCACGAAGGTCTCGTTCGCTTCCAGCCGCATCACCGGGTTGGACATGGCCCGCGTCTTGACCATCCCGCGCATGACGGGGTCACTCGACCGAAGGCGGGACTTGATCTGGAAGTACTGCTCCTCCTCGAAGTGAACGAGCTCGTCAAAGCCAATCCAGGAATACTCGCTCGACATGTACCGCTCGAAGTCGTTGAAGAGGTGGCAGTGCCCGAACTGGTAGCGGAACCCGCACGAGAACGTGAAGATGCTCTGCTGCCTGTCCTCCTTGACGTGCGGATCCATCGCCAGGAAGACGGTCCGCATCTTCGCGATGCGCTGCTCCAAGCGCGGCGAGGTGCGCATCAGGAACAGCGCCCAGCCCTGAGACTCGCCGTGCGCGATGGGGTTCTCGAGGATCTGATTCCAGAGCGGGTCCTCCGGGTGCGTGACAGACCTCGGGTCGCAATGCATCCGAGCGTCCTCTACCCGGAGCTGCTGGATCGGGTCCATGCTCAGGCAGAACGACTTGCCAGGGCCGGCCGCGCCCGCCCCGAGCGCCTCGTTCGTGTCCAGCAGGTGGAAGCGCGTCTGCCAGTCGCTGGGGCGGTAGTGGATCTTCACACGAGTTGCCAGGAGCCGCTGACGCGCACGTAGACCTGCCCCGACTCCGACACGATAAGGCAGCCGTCTCTCACCGGGTCGTCGCCGAACTCGTCCAGCAACGCGTCCGTGACCCCAGACGTCGTGTCACGAATCGGAAGCTGCGGCCTCGACATGAAAGCCTCGACCAGGTCAATCAGGCGGCGCACAACTGGAACCAGCTCGCGATTCATGTAGTCCGCCTCGAAGCCCTTCTTGACGGGCGAGTCGCCCAGCTTCTGGTCCAGCCTCGGGAAGTCTTCGTTTGCCATCAGCTCCTCGTGAATTCTCCCAGCACCTCCCAGATCTTCGCCTGCAAGTCGGCTCGTATCTGCGGCGCCGGCAACGGCTTGCGCTGGATTCTAGACGCCTTCTGCTCTTCGCTCAACGAGTCCCACGACTGCTGCCCGAGCTTGAACAGACCGAGCCCGCGGCAGACCTCCATGTCGGCTGCGTGGGCAGCCCGGGCCACGACGACGTCAGTGAACGGCTTTCGCTCCACGTCGGGGATCCACTCGGTGGCACGGTACGGGACCGTGATGACCTGCTGCGTGCGATGTAGGCGCATGTACTCGCGCCCCTTTTCTACGATACGGATGGCCGCCTCGCCCGTCTCGGCGTTACGGTACCAGTCTGCCGCCGCGAAGAAGTCACCGTCGCTTGCCATCGTCGTCCTTCACCACCCGGTAGGTGGTCGTGATCGCCGGCATCTCCACCTGGTGGACGAGCAGACGCTTGCGCTCGTCGATGTTGCGGGCCTGGTTCAGCAAGATGCCGATCGTGCGCTCCTGGTTCAGCTTCAGCCCGATTGGCGCCTTGTTCGAAGGCATCAACGCGTACCTGGCGACCCGCCAGGCCTGAGTGGCCTGCTCCCGGTTGCCTCCGGCGCGCTCGACCCAGTCCTCGGGTGGCTCCCAGCTGTCTTCCTCCGGGTCGACCTCGGCGAACTTCCCGCTTGCGTGCATGATGGCCAGGCCGTCGTGCAGAAGCTCAGAGAAGATGCGCCGAAGGCCTTCCTGGGTGCTGATGTCCTCGGTCAACCTGTCCCGAACTGGACCTGTCCCGAGTTCCCCTCGCATGTCGTCGAGCAGGTCATCCGCCATCGCAAAAACCTACCACGCGATTCAGGTCGTTGCTAGATTTCTTCCGCCACTGCATCCTGTGGCTGTGGAGTGGTAGCTGGTAGTGCCAGCTGCCGTTCGCACTCCGCCTTCTTCTTCGCCGCGTCCGCGGAGGCAGCCATCCCGACGGCCATCTCTACGGCTGCCGGACGCATGTGCGCTGGGATCTCGCTGAGGTTCTTCGCTGCGCGTCGGATGTGGTTCAGAACAGATTGGTCCATTTTTCGATCATTCCTTGTTTCGTGTGTTCTTGGAACAGGACGAGAACACCCGCCCTGTCTGCCGGGACTCGCTCCCAGTAGTCTGTGAATCCGCTGATGTGCGCCCACCCGTCGCCTTCCAGGCAACCGCTTCGCTGCAGCGCGTCCAGGATGTGTTTCTTCGCCACCGCGATGAAGTTGTCGGGATCCGTGCGCCGATCCGTGCGGCAGTGGAGCATCGACACGTGAACCGGCTTCGGTAACACGGCTAGATTCTCCTTCCGAATCCGCCATCCAATGGCCTGAAGAACCTTCTTGCGCTCTTGGGCGTACATGTCGCCTTTGCCGAAACTGCGGCGTCGCTGGTCGAGAGCAACGTTCAACGACTCGAACTTGCCCGGTAGCCAAAGCACTGCGTTGCTCATGGGCTATGGACCACCGCGTCAATGCGTGCCATTGTCCGGGAATGAAACCAGCTCTTCTGTGCCTGTGCCCGTTCCTCGTCTCCCTTGCCTGCGTCGGTAGCGCCGTAAGCGAAGCCCGCAGCGCCGCCGATGAAGCCCGAGAAGACATCTGCGCGAAAGCGGCGAGTCTCCCGGGCGCCGAGAAGGCCCAAGACCTCTGCCGGCGAGGGGCGAAGCTCAGCGAGTGCGCGGCAGCTCTCGAAGAGGCGCTCGCGGAATAACCCATGGACCGCGACACCTTCAACGCCATCAAGGGTCTCGATGAGGCGATCGAGCGCGTCGCGCACAACCAGTCGAAGGCCCGCGAGGACGCTTCCGGAGACCGCATCCACACCGACGCCCGGTTGGCTGCGATCGAGGAGAGCGTGACGGAGATTGCAGCCGAACTTGGGCGCGTGACAGAGTCCGTCGACAAGCTGACCGTCGCCGTGCAGCTCCTCGTCGACAACGCGCTCGGGAAACCACTCGACAAGCAGAAGGCCGAAGAACTCTCCCCACTCTACAGGCTCCATGGGTAAGCTCGCGGACAAGATCCGCGCCCGCACCTCCAAAGCTCGGGAGCAATACCGCGCGCACGCCAGCAAGTGCGACGACGACTTCGAGGTTTTGACCACCCCGAAGTTCTTCCGCGTCGACGAGCCAGACGCTTTGCCCACGAGCCTCATTCCTGGCGTGCGGCGCCTACCGAAACCGTGGCGCATGTTCGGCGCGGGGGTTCTGGCGGCTACCCTCTTCATGGGGTATGAAAACTGGCACCGCATCATCGACTTTTTCGGCTCTTTTTTGGGGTTTTTGGCCGAAGATGGCGCTTCTTCCTCGGGGGAACCACAGGCTCCTCGTCTGGTGACGCCTCATCGGCATCAGGAACCTGCTCAGGAGCAGGAGCTTCCTCAGTAGCCACCTTCGACGGCTTCGCGTCGTCCTCGGCGGTCGGGGTGTGGATGAGCAGCGCTGTGTAACGCCGGCTGTAGTCCAGACCCTCGAACAGCAAGATGGTTTCTTCAGAAATAGTGCCGAGGTCGAACACTGCCACCTTGGCGCGCATCGCCGCGGCCCCTCGCGCAGCGTTCGCGATCATGCGCAGCGCCTTCACTGTCACGGAGATGCTGAGCCCAGACGCCAGTCGAAGCCCGAGCAGGAACAGCGTCATGTCCGTCTCCTGGATCCCCACCCCACCCAGCAGCACACCGTTTTCCGCCACGAAGATGCCCTCTTTCGGCGGCGCCGGGGCGATTCCTTCCGGGTACCAACTGGCGTATTGCGACCAGATGTTGCTGGTGAGAGGAACTAGCTTCATAATGAGCTCATACCATGACGGAGCAAGATTGGTACTGCAAACGCGAAGACATCCTCCGGGCGTTCCCGGGAGTCAAACAGTTCTACCGGTACGCGAAGACCAAGGCGCTACAGCGGCCTGGAGCGCTGTTCAGACCCTACTGCCTGGACCAAGACCAGGCGAAGGCGGTGCTCGCTGAGATGTTCAGGCTGGCTGGGGCTCAGGCTCTGCGGCGGGCCCAAGGTGCGCATCGTCGTCTTCAGGGGACCAGATGACCTTGCACCCCTGACCCTTGCACCGGCGCTTGAACTCGCCGCTGTTCTCGCGCGCTGCGTAGAACTCAGTGCTTCCGCACTTTGGGCACAGGAACGTTCGGAGCGTCGCTGCCCTTACGTCGTCCTTCACTCGCTGTTTCGGCTTTCGTCTGCTATGGTCCATGATTTCCTCTCAGCGCTTCCCGCGCCGCCTCAGTGATTCGTTTCGCTGCTTTCCCCAGCTTGGTCAAGGCCTGTCGCTTCGCCTCGTCCTCGTCCCTTGCGTTCAGCGCACCGGACCACAGATGCGACCTCGCGTACCAGTCACCGTTCTTCGTGTAGAGCGTAAGAGATGCGTCCGGGTGCTCCCAGCGCATCAGGCTCTCTGTTCGCCCCTCCGTGCCGGGGTAGGTCAGCGACTTCGACCATCTGCTCACAGGTGCTCTCGTAGCTTGTCGATCACGTCCTGGCCGACGCTGGTGTGGATGTAGCACCCCCGCGTGATCCGGGTGACCTTGCCGTCCTTGCACAGCCGGCTCAGAATCGTGTAGCAGGTGTTCGCCGTGCAGCCGAGGCGTCCCTGGATCTCCTCTACCCACATCGGGCGCTTGCCGGACGCCTCCAGGAGCTCGAGCAGCCTGTCCACGTGCTGCCCGCGCACCTTGTCCTCGGGTGAGCACTCCAGGTCAGACCGAAGCGTCTTCAGCGCCGTCAGGCTGTCCTGGAGCCCCGCTTCGATCTCTGCCAGTCTTACGCTGTATCGCGGCATGATCATAGCTTAGATTCTTGCTTAGCTCCAGTCAAGGTCGGCGTCTGGGTCCGGAACGACGACGATGTGCACCACCGCCGGCCCATCTGGCAACGCGAGCGCCACCGACTCGGACCCGTCGGAGCTTTCGAACCCGAGGCATCCAGCGCCGTTGATTCGCTGCGTGGCGCGGGTTGCACCCTCGGGCAGGCGAGTGGCGGCAGCGATGCAGGCGCGAATAGCAGCCGCTTCCGTTTCGTCTGCCTCTTCCCGGTTGTGTGCATCTCGCCAGCGGTCCGCGCGAATCGTCAGGAGTTCCTCGTCGCTCAGATCCCGCACGAACACGCTGACAGATAACTGGGCTTCCAACTCCGCAATGCGCTTCGCCTGTTCCTCGGCCGTCACCGTGTAGAGGTCTCTCCAGCCGTCACGGTCGTGCTTCAGCTGATTGAGCTGGGATTCCAGGTCGTCGATGCGCTTCGCCTGTTCTGTCACATGCTCAACAACAGCTGCGCGACGGAGCCATTTGCCAGTGTGGAATGGTACCATGATAGGCTTGGTGCTCCCGAAGAACTCCACGCCAATGGTAAACTCCTGGTGCCACGGCTCAGTGCACCATCGTTCGTCATTGTTCGTCATCGAGCCCATCCTCCATGCGCTCCAGTTCGGCGATGCGCGGGTCGACGTGGCGCGCATGCAGTGCCGCTACGATCATGTCGATCGCTTCCCTAGTTGTTGGCGCGGCGCCAAGACCAAGCGCATCAAGCGCAGTTGTTGCCGCTTGATAGTCCATCAGTGCGCCATGGTTGTGCCGTTGTAGTTTGCGCTCCAGCTCCGCCACCCGCGCCCTGAGCTCCGCGACGATTGGCTCGTAGTGGGCGCGGGCTGGATCTTCATAGAATTTCTCTTTTTGCGCCTGCTCCTCCATGTGCGCCTTCAGCTTGTCGATGTCCATCGTGCTGTTCATCAGAAACCCCCAAGTTCGTCGTCTTCTGACTCGCCGTCTTCTGGGTTCACCGCGGTACGAGCCGGAGGTAACTCGAATCGACTGACCGGGGCCGGCTGCGAACCAGCGGCCACGGCGCGCGCGATGTCCTGGGTGGTCGGCGTTACGCAGTACAGCGCCGCTCCATTGTAGAACTGCGTAGTGAATCCGTCTGCCTTAGGCACGTCTAGACGCAAAAGCTCGACACCAAAGCGTTTGACCTCGCTCACGCGCCCCGCCAAGCGGCGATGCCCCATGAGCTCGACGATTGCCCATTCTTCGTTCTGTTCTTCCGTTGCCATCACTCGCTCCTCATCACGTCGCATCCGCGAAATCACGATTGCGTGGTGCTGGTCGAGCGCGTAGATGTCCTGCCAGTCGCCGATGGGTAGGACATCTACGCAGTTGGGGCAGTCCTCCTGTTCTGATTGGGGATTGCGTGTCACATCGACCTCATCGGAAAAGGCTGCAGCGAGTAGCTCAGGTACAGTGGATGCGTGGGGCTACCATCGCGGTTGAGTTTCAGCGCGTGGGGCCTCACGCCCTCGTAGCTGAGCGTCGAGAGCACCTCAGTGCCGCGCTCGCCCCCGAGCTTTCCCCAGCCGCAGACAACCAACTGCGACAGCTTGGCCAACTCGAGAATGAACGCGTCGTTGACGGCGGGGGAGTGCTCGATCGCCTCCGGGTCCGCGGGCACCTTCGCCGGGTCGGTCTCTCGCCACGCTCGGACGTTCGCGACGAGCGCCCATCCGTAGTCCATGCGAGCGCACCGCTCCACCCATCGAGCGACAGTCGGGTCGGTGTCGTGCTCGGTTGCTGTGCTTGGGTTGGCGGCAACGAGAAGCGCGATTCGGTGCTGGTTGCATCCAGTCGGCCATGCGAGCGCATACCGGTACCGCTTGCACGGTGAGTAAAGCGCCCAACCCTCGTTGTGGGCGAACGTGACCGAGTGAATTCGATCGCTGGCGTCGACGCGCTCGCGCTTCAGCGCATTTTCGCGCCGACACCAGCATTCGGAGCACCGATTGTCGCCAGCGCTCCCCACCGCTTGGCAACTGTACCGGCCGCATGAGAAGCCCTGCGTGTCGCGGCAAACGAACACGTAGCAGTCGGCTGGATTGTCGCACTCATGGGTCACTTTACGCCGCACGCCACTCGGCTGTTCGCGCCACTCTTCAGGCGTGAATTCGACTTGCTTGGTCAATACGCGTACCCCCACGGATTGCGTTGCGGTACACCGTCTTGCGTTTGACCAGCGAGGTACCCAGCCGACCATGCCTCTCGCAGCGAGAGACGCAGTAGTCTTGGGTAGTCACCCTCGTCTCGAATGGCCTGGTGGATTCTCTCGCCGAACAACTCCGAGACGCTGTCGATGAGTTGTCTCAGTTCCAGCAAGTGCTCGGAGTCTTCCGGGTCAGTGCCAAAGTCGCAGCCCCCGCCTGGACACACGTGCGACTGCTCCCATGCGTCCAGCAGCTCCTCGCCGCCGCGGTCGACACACGCCGGCATGCCCTCACTGCACTCGGTGCAGTAGACCAGTGTCTGTCTCTCGCCACTGGCCGAAATGAACGGCACGCGTGCGAACTTCACTTGGACATCTCCGTCTTCAGCCATTCTGAGAACTGCTTCTGGGTGGTTGACTCCACGAACCGCTGGAAGACTGCTGCCAGCAGGGCGCGGCGCTGGAGCGCTTCCCTCCGCACTGTGCGGGCTCGTGTCCGCACGATGTTCAGCGCCTTCTGGTGGGCGTGATGAGGGTTCATGGCGCGCACGAAGACCTCACGGGAGCTGCCGGGGTCGTCTTGCGACAGAAGGTCGACGGAGAGCACCTTGCGCTGCAGCCCAACGCGGACCCGGTACAGGTTGTTTTGGAACTCTTTCACTGGCGCTCCTTGGGTTTTCCGACGTGCCACGCGCGACACGCGGAGCACTTGAACACCTCGAACAGCATCGAGGGATGCTTTGCCGCCATCAGGTCGGCGTTGTACTTGGCTTGGACGTAGTTCGGGTAACAGGCCTTCGGCCCCCCGCTGAAGACTGTGCAGTAGCGGCGTCTACGCCTCGCCATCGAGCTCTGCTATCCGCTCGAGAAGCCCCTGGCGCGGCGCCTTGTCCTTCTCGCGTAGGTGCAGCAGAGCTTCGAGCTCAGTGCCGAAGAACGAGTAGACAGCCCCGTGGCGCTTGTACTTCGGCGAACGCGTCGGGTGCCATCCTTCGCCCGGGGCGAGCACGACGCGCTTCTCGTCGGCGCTCAGAGCCTTCACTGCCTGCGGGAGCCCGAACGGCCCTGCTCGCCACAAGATGACTGTGCTTCGTTGCTTCATTCGGCGATCTCCCAGTCGGTGGCTTCAGCATCCTCTGCATCCAAATACAACCCACGGACAGGATTTCCGTCGGCTCTGAACCAAGCGAATCCGTCGCCATGTAAACCGTACAACAACACATGGCAGCTCCTTCGCACGCGCTTCCCTGCCAATGCTTGTACGTGGGCCCATGCGCAGGTGCCTGGCTCTGGCTCGTCTAGGTAGACGCGGTCGATGCTGGCGCACGGGAACTCGCCGCAGAGGTCAACCAACCAGCAAGATTGCTGATGACTCAGCATGGCAACTTCGCGAGGAATATCGCGGGTCGTGTCTCGCGCGATCGAATAGTCGTCGCGGACTACCAGCACCCGCGTTCCGACCGGCGTGTCTTTCGCAATGCGTCTCATGCCAATCAAGATAGGTTCTTGATTGCGGTTTGGCAAGAGTGTTCTGCAAGGCGGATGAGTTCGTCGCGGAACTCGACCGGGGTGGCGGAAGCCTCGCGCTTGCCGACGGTCGGCTTGATGCGGTCGAACCAGCCCACCTGGTGGGTACCTGTGGGTTGCTCCCAGCGCAGTTCGAAGGGCTCCTGTTTGCCGCTGTAGAGAAGCCAGGTTCGCTTGCGTGCGCGGTGCCCGTAGGCTGCCTGCCAGACCTCACAGGTCCACTCCCTTCCATGGGCGGTGTGCCGCACACACCAGCCACCAGGAACCGGGCGCTGAAGTCCGTGTGCTGCCCAAGCGTGGGAGAAAGCCGGATGCTCGAGGACGCCTCCCCAGCGCCGCACGGAGGACAGAGCAGATTCGAAACAGCCGCCGTCGGTGCCCCCTGGGTACCACGCAGGACGCAGGTGATCGGGACGGCCGTAACGCTGGTAACATTGCGCCATGAGGTTGACCCACAGGTTGCATGGGGGATGAGCAACGACCGGGCCTGGCCCCAGGTAGAGCCTGGCGTCTCTGCACTCGTCCCAGATCGGCATACCGGCGTAGCAGCCGTCTGGGTCAGCGAAGAGGATGTCCACCATCGGTCACGACCCGACAAGCGGTTTCGCCGGGAAGCGCAAAGGCCAGCCGCGCAACGTCATCGGGCACCCGGCCCCACTCGTCCTCGTAGAGGATTCCGCATGCGAGTCGCTCGTTTGGCCACATGTCGTACATGGCACCGAGCTCACGCAAGTGCTCATGGAGAACCTGGCAGCGAGCGCATCGTTTGACAGAGCGCGCCGAGCCGTCGAACACGATGCTGGCTACGGTGTAGCTGTCCCCATTGCGAATTGTCTCACCGCAGGCGTGGCAACCATGAGGCTTGCGCGCTTTGCGTCTACTCTCCTTGTAGACATCATATTGTTCATCAACACTGTGGCTCACTTGAACACCGCCTTGCAGCCGCGCTTGGCGGCGTAGTCTTCGGCCTCGGCGCGGGACCTCGGCGAGAGTGCTACCACCCATCTGTACGGCGGGTACACCTGCCCTGTCTCTATCATGAACTCGATGGTTGGTTTGGCGCGCTCACTCTCCAACGCAGCCAGGTCTGCCTCGAGCTTCTTCTCCTGGATGGCGAGCATGGCACAGAGGCGCTCGGCAATACGCAGCACCAACACGCCGTGCTCAGTAAGCATCTTTGCTTGTTTCATGACTCCTCCAGCAGTTTGCCCATCGCTTCAACGGTCGGCTCGCAGATACCGTCTGGCCTGAATCCCATCAACTTGCAGCGCTTGCCGTCGTACTCGGGGCAGTCGTCACGTGTGCAAAACGGGACGTTGTTCTCCCAGATTGGCAGCGCGTGGATTGGCGTGGCTCTCGTTTTCCAGTCGTTCACGGCTTCAAAGGTGCCGTTGAACGTCAGCTTCACCCGCGTTTTCGCCGGCTGTAACGCGGGCTTCTCCTCGGTGAACTCGTCCACCAGTTTCAACCCAAGGCGCCTGCATTCCCGCTCGGCGTCTCCCTCGTTCATGAAGCGAGCGCTGCGCGACAACACCGGCCACAACTCCCACGTGCCATCCCGCTGCAGTTCGTAGCCTTCGCTGCGCATCAGCGTCTTGTGCACCGTCCACTTCACTTCCGTCATTCTCGAATCTCCCAGTCCAAAGCCTCGATGTCATCGCGGTCGAAGAGGATGCCCTGCTCTTCTTTTCCGTCCTGGAACCAGACCAGCATTCCCTCGTCGTTCATGCCAATCGCCAGACGCGGGTAGCAGGGCCTGCCAGTCCGCTTTCCGCCCAGCGCCATTCCGACAGCCCAAAACCAGGAGCCGTAGCCCATGCTCATCGTGTTGCTCATGCCATCAAGAATAATCCTTGACGCGTTTTTTGGCAATGGCATTTTCGCGAGAGGTGGTGGCACCCCCTCACCGACCCCTTCTCCCCCAGGGGTGCCGGGTGTCCTCGAGCGGCGCGGCGTTGACGCTGTGCTTTGTGACGAAAATTGTCACCACACACCAGCACACATCTCGCCACACGTAGGCGCAGCGAGCAGTCGACGTTGACGCAGCGCGTGGTGACGAGAATTGTCACCACACATCGGAGCACACCGGGCTACACCTGACGCAGCGCGAAACGCAACCCCCCGAGGCGCAATCGGCGCGGGTTAACAGCGGCCAGGAGCGCAAGTGCGCGGAATTGCATGAACGACTATTGTCGTTCTGCACATGGGCGCGGATACTCGCCCGGGAGCGATGTGCATTCCGGCATGAGTTTCCGTTCGCATGGGCGGGGTGACGAAACTGGGCACACGTGGTGACGAGAATTGTCACCTGCAAGTGCGCAGCATTGCTAGGCTTTCCGGCGCAGCAGGCGAAAGCGCTGAAACCGGTGACGTAAAGCGTCAGTGGTTCAACCAGTTGGAGAGGGAGTGGAGCTCCTTTCCTCTCATCTCTCAGCTCGCTTCTGGTCACTGCCGGCCTGTTCAGCGTCACGGAACAGCGCGAAAACGCGTCGATTCGCTGAATCGTCGCTCTCTCCGGAAGGCCACGCAAGCCGGGTAGCATCGGGTCGCTGCGTTGGCATGTGCCCTGCATTGAGTCTAGCTGTCAGTTTGATTCAGCAAGTTCCTTAACTCAAGTCAAGGAGACCCGCGCATGACCATCTACATCGAATGCATCAAGCTCCACTCTGCCACCTACGAATCGGGGACCCATGAGACCCTGGGTGATTGGTGGGCTCTGGACGCTATCACCACACTGAGGGACTCGGGTGTGCAGTTCACGCTCACATGGGGCAATGATGGGGGGATTGAGGTGCGCCCTGTGGCGGATGAGGGGGCGTCGGAGCTCGTGTGGGATGCTCGGTGGGAGCTGGCTCACGGCATTCATGCTGCGGTGATGGGGAGCGACGATAAGGGTCGACTGTGGGAGGAGGCGCGGCGGCTGGCTGGGGTGTGAGGGGTTGGGGTAGACGCAGCTCTAGGGTGTGGCGCCGAAGCAGTCACGACGGGTCCGCGACGCTGTGCGGATAGGGCGGCGAGGCCACGCCGAATCGGTGGCCTCCCATCTAAAGTCAAGAAAAGTTCTTGACGGAATCAAGGTAAACGTGGTACGCCACGACATCGCTAGAAACTGAGGTACGCACATGTCACACATCAATCAAGTCAACGCTGAATTGTCACAATTCCGCTCACTCATCCACACCACGGAGCCTGTCGAGGCACCTGTCCAGAGCCGTCGCTATGCTCGTGTGGTGCGGTCGGTGGTTGGCTTGGCATTGGGCGCCTGTGTGCTGCTCGGGGTGGGCGTGGCGAGGGCTGAGACGCTGTCTCCTGCCGACTACCTGCTCCCGGTCGGGCCGCCAGCTCCGGCGGCCCCTCACGCCCCTCGACTGTCGCATGACAAGGGGTGGGTATGCTCCACGTCGGACGGCGTCGCCAAGCGCTGCGAGGTGCGACGATGAGCTACAAGGACGTTTCCGGATGGGAGCGCTTCCAAGAGCTAGATGAGCACGGGAGACCGGTGCGCGAGCACGACGTGCCGCAACTGCGCGGAAAATACCGGGTCAACGGACACACCTACGAATGGGTGCGCCGATGAACGCCGCTGCGCCCAAGGGCCTCATCGTGCGCACCGATGCACAGCGACAGACTGTGACCGAGCTGTGCGCAGCCACCCGCTACGTCAGCTCACTGCTGGGGGAGCTGGCCGATGACTTCGGCGACGCCTACTCGAATTGGGACCATGCGGCCCGCATTGGCGAAGAGCCGCCGGCGCAGCTGGAGCTGTGCAGGCTGAGCGACCTTTGCCACGAGCTAGACAAGGCTCTGCTCACTTGGAGGAATTCGCAATGAACGCCGAAAAGCGCCTATCCTACACAGACTCACGTGCTGTCACAGAACCAGACGAGTCACCGGCTGGGCGGCTACTGGCCGACGCGATGCGGGCTGCCAGGCACACGTCAACCGATGCGATGCGCGACCTGGAGCGTGGCCTGAGTCTCACTGCGGAGGAATCCAAATGAGTCACAAGACAATGCCACAAGCAGTGAACAAATCTCGCGCCAAAGAGGCTCAGTTGCGCCGAGAGTACGGCGAAGCCGAAGCCGCATACCTAGCGGCGCGGCGGGTCACCGCGAAAGTTTTCGAGGCGCTGACCGAACAACTGCCTGTCAGTGACGCAAAGCCGTCGCACACGCTGACCAACCACCCCGTCTACCTGGCCGCTAGCAACACGGCCCTGCGAGCATGGCGGAGCGCGGAGTACCGCGCCGGGGACAAACTCGCAGCCATCATTGCCGACGAACGAAAGCGCGGGGAGGACTCGTGACCTGGACGATCCAAGTTTCGGGCGAGCTGATAGCGCGACTCCTGCCGCTCGCCGCGATGTTAGCGATCGGCCTGTGGTTTGGCGCCCGGTGGCTGTGGAGGCGCTGCCGGGGAGACTGACTCACCCACCCGCCTCCAGCCCCCAAGGTTTCGTCCTGGGGGCTTTTCGGGTGTCAGCAAGGAGCTGGCAGCAACCAGGAGCAACGACATGACCATCACAGATACCCAAATCCACGCACTGCGTTCCGAATCCGCCAACGCTGGTGACACCCTGCAAGAGGCCATCTGCCTCCGAGCACTTGGTGCAGAGCAGTCTGACGCGGAGCCCGGCATGGGCCTGGCCAATCTGACCATGTCGGTCGCTGAGGCCCGCTCCGAGTGTGAGCGAGTGATTGACGCAGCAGAGGCGCAGAGAGACTGACTCACCCACCCGCATCCCGCCCCCGTCGATTCAATTCGTGGGGGCTTGGGGCATTAGGAGGATACAAGGCCATGACCATTACCATCACGGACTATCAGTTGGAGAACCTATGCCTCAGAGCTTTGGGCGCCGACTCAAAGGCTCGCGCCCAGTGTGAGCGAGTGATCAACGACCAGCTTCACCGCTCACTGCTCGGCGCCGACTGGACACGCGCCGAATACGCCAACGCGTGTTACCCAGCGATCGCGAGCATATACCCGC